TTTTTTCAATTTATTTTTAAAAATAATTACAAACGCATTTAAAGGCTGTTTAACAAACGATAAAATATAAACTATATCAATATACCAAAAATACATTATCATTCTTTAAAACAACTAAAAAGGCTATTTGCTTAACTTGTGAGCAAACATTTTAATAATAGTAGTAGGTTTAAAAAATCTACTGATAAATCTTAATATCCTTCCTGCATTTGTTGTAGCTGGGCTAATTGAATACTCATAAGCAGCAGCGTCTAATACTTCTTGAATCGGTTGTGGAATCTTGTCTAAGTTTGGCATCTCTATATATTTATTTATAAGTTTCATAAGTTGTTCTTCCGTTTACTTTTTTTGCTTTTAATACTTGCTTTCTGTTTTTGCCTTTCACATAAGATACGTGAATCCAACTATAATCAAATTCATTCAAAAGCTGATCAAATTCTAAATTCTTTCTAATGTAGTCAAACACTTCTTTATTGGTTGGTTTGCCTTTTGAATCCATATCAATATCCATTGCCTGTCCAGAACAATGCTGACTTGTAATACTGCCTTTTATGGCTTGATTTAAGTTTAAACCTCTATATACACTTGTTACGTGTATTGGTGCCTTAAAATGCTCTCTAATTGGCTCAAATACCTTTTCAGCTAATAACTTCATATTATCAATAACTGATTGGTTAGGGTTGTTGTTTACTATTCCTAATTTATCCGCAGTCGCTGATCTTGTACATTCCTCTAGTGTTAAATGTTTACTTATTTGCATCTTCTTTTTTTGTTAAAAGTTTATAAATCATTATTCCAGTGTATACTATTGACATAGTCAAAAGCAATAATTTCATTGTGCTTTCAATACTTGTAAATGATAGTCCGAATATCGTACCATTTACCGCTAATACTTCTAAATTCTTACTTGTCATTTTTATTTTTGTTTAAATATTCATTCATCTTTTCTATATTTTTTGCTTTAACCTTGTAGGTTAGTTGTTTCGGTTCTTTTGGTTTTTCCTTTTCCATCTTATAATACCCATCCTATCGGGTTTGGTTTAGTATCTGGATACATATCTGAATTACTATTGGTCCAGTATTCTGGAAACATAGCACTAGCATTAATAGCCATATAATCAACAAATCGTTTAGCGTAAAAATCGGCAAACGTTCTGTGCTTTTGCACTAAAATATCTAGTTCTTCTTTTGAAACGTTTTCGCTGTTATCTGTACGGTGTTTAAATACGCCACCGTTTCTAACTTGATAATTAGCAAATGGCAAATAATCCACCATTGCAAAGTGAATCAACATAGGTTGTACATAATCAGTAACCAAATTAAGATAGTTACCTGTTAAAGTAGTGGTATCTATTTTAGTTGTGATAGCATCGTATAATTTAGTCCCTAAATAGTTTTGCAAGTGCATCTGCTGAGCTATCTTTATAAACTGAATAAATAAGTCAGTATCTACATTACCATTTAAGATAGTGTTTGCTTTTAGGTCTTTCGGTGTGATAAATAGTGTTGTCATAATTACATATCGTGCGGAGCAATGTACGCTTTAGGGTTATTAGTTGGTGCTATCTCTCCTGCTCTTCTTACATCCGCTGGTGTTGATGGTTGTGCTGCTGTATTTTTACCGCTTCCAATTTTTCTATACATTTCACGAACCCAGAAATGTTTGCAAGTTCCGAATGGAAAAGCATCTGAAAGTTTGCCACCACCTTTCCAAAGAAATATATCATAAGGTTGGTCTGGGTTTGGGTTCATACCAAATCCTGGGTTTACATTGTTTTGGCTCATTGCTTCTATATCTTCTTTTCGGTAAAGTTTATTAGCAGCCATCATTTTTTTACAAAACTGTCTTTCTGGCGATGCATTACCACCGTATCTATATCGTGTAATATATAATTTTGTGTCTTGTCCTGAAACGCTTTTAGTTCTTGCAGTACCTGTTGATACCTCGGCTAAAAAAGTAGCGTTTAAATTTTCTGTTTGTGCATCTAATTCTGTTTCTGTTTCGTAGTTTACAGGTTCTGAACTTATCAATTCCCACTCGTTTAAATCTATATCTTCACCGTATTGTGAAAGGTCAATAGTATGCTCACTTAAACTTGCTGTTGGCTGTGTAGGTTCTACTTCTACTGTTAGTTCATTATCACCATCTAACGGTTGTAGATTTTTAAAATAAAGGTTTAATGAAATATCATTAAAAGCTAAAATTTTATTGAAGTCTTTTATTAGTAAATTTTGAAATGGTTTTATAACTGTATTTTGCATTAAAATAGTAGCAGTTTGCAATTCGTCTGCATTGTTACCGAATCCAGTATTGTCTTTAATGCCCAGAAGCATAGGGCTTATAACTCTATGTCCAATCATAATTTTTCTCATTGCTTCATCTGCAATAAATTGGTATTGATTGTGTGCGTCTGATAACTGAATTGGGTTTATAGTAGCCCCATAGTTATTATTATCGTTAAAAGATAGGATGAACCGACCTGCGTTAGAACTCCCGCCAAACTTGTTTTGTATATTTCTCTCAATATCCCTTTGCTCTGTTTCGGTCGGTGTCCCATTATTGAAATTTATTAGACAGCTCGGACTCATACCGTTAAGTATGTTGTTTAGGTGGAAATTCGACACCTCCTCCTCGATCTCACAGTATTGTAAACAGCCCTGAAAATCAACGGGGCTATAAAAGTAAAAGCCTGTTTTGTAAGGTTTTATGTATAGTATTTCTTCACCACCATTACCAAAGCCAAAAGCAGGTATTTCTAAAGGTTTGTTTTGTCTGTTTACTTTTGTCCAATCTTCAGCATAAAAATAATTTTCTACTTCGCCATCTTCATTACATTTACCGCTTCTTAAAGTTTCAATAGGAAAGTGATTGCACTCAACTATTCGTGTTTTATCGATTGAATAAACAACCTGCACTGCACATTGTCCCATCGCTTTCAAATCATAACACAATCTTTCAGTTGTATCGTCATCAAACAAAAGCATAGCTTGTGCATAATCTTCTGGCTTTAATAACTTATCACTTGCATCTATTCCTTTTCCGTATATCATTTGACTGATACCGTTTACTATTGCGTTGTTTGTAGGTGATCCGTTAATCCTATCTTGCAAGTATCCAAAATAGTTGTTATCTTCACCGTAATTAATCCAGTCTTGGTTTCTTACTTCAACTACTTTCGGGCTTGTATAAGTTGCTAAATTTACAACACCAATTCCGCCCATCTTTTTAGGCTCTATTTTATTTATTTTTCGTTTCATATTTTATAGAAATTGTTGTCAATATTAGGCAACGTATATTGTCCTTCGTTTATTGAATAGTCTTGTATTGTTGTATCATCTGCTATGCAAAAAACTCTGTCTTTATAATAAATATCTTCTGTTGAATCACGATTGTAAACTTTCAAATTGTAAAAGGTATTTACTTGCAAAAAATCTGATGTAACAACAACGGCATTAGTTAAGTCTTTTTGATATACCACTTGTGAAGGGTATCTTGTATAAACTGTTTTAGTTGTCTCATCTGTAAATTCAAATACCAAATCAACAAGGGTTGTATTTACCGTTGGTATTATAGTTATGGTCTCGTCAAAAATTTGTCTTAATACTATCATAACAATATAACGTGAACTTATTTTATTTTGTAAAAAAAAAGCACCCAATAAATTGAGTGCTAATTCTAAACCTGTTCATATCCCTATGCAGGTGTAATTTGTGTTGGTGTTGCTCCTCCAGCTATTTTAGTTGTTACCAAGTTAGCAGTGATAAACTGTGCCATTAAAGGCTCTTGTCCTGTAATAGTTAAAGAATAACCGTTTAAGTCGCCTAGGGCTACTCCTGTGCTAATTGTACCGTTAACATCGCATCCTCTAGTCATACCTACTGAAAGATAGTTACCGTTGTTATCTTGTACAAATACGTGTGGTCTAGTTGCTATAACTTTAGCTAGTTCCACTTGTGTCGGTGCATCTAATTTTGTCAAAACTAAAGTAAGTGTTTGCTCAAAAAAAGTTGTTCCGTTGTCATTACTTGATGTAATGGTTTGTTCTAATCCCGATGCTGATTTAACATCGTATTGAAATAAAGTGTAAGTAGTACCGCTAAATGCAGTTACTATTCCACCTGTTATTGTAGCTGTTCCCAAAGTACCGTAGTCGGCTAGAAATATTTTCTGTATTCCTCCGACCGCGTCTTTACAGGCTAACTTACGTCCAGTGCTCATTAAACAAGCCATATTTGTATATTTATTAAGTTAATAAAAAAGGGCTACCTAAATAGCCCCTTGATTTATGCTATTCCGTATGTTACTGAATCCGCTCCAATTCCAACTTGCAAACCTCTTGAAAAACGTGCAATGAAACGAACATTTTTAGATCCATCTATGTCTGCCATATCGATAGTTTTAACTACGTTAGCATCGTCAGCTAAACCAAATCCAACAAACAAGTTAGAAATTTGAGTAGCTACCATTGTGTTAGCAGGTAAACCATTTGCAACGAATACAGGTACACCATCGAAAGTTAATTCTTGACCGTTGTACCATTGTGTTCCTAATCCTTGTACACCATTGTTTGAAGTAGCTGCAACGCTAAATCCACCAAGTGCTCTTACGTATGCTTTCGCTACGTTTTGAGAAACAAAGATTCTTAAATCTTCTGTACCGTACAAAGCAGCAGGAATAACATCTACAACTCTACCCATTTCTGCGATTACGTTTGATGAAGTAATTGTTAAAGGTGTTCCAACAACTGCAGCACCATCAGTTTTAAGTAATTTACCCAATCCGTTTGTAGCATTCCACAAGAAAGTTTCAGTATCGATAGCAATATCTTTTAAAACTTTAGCGATAAAGAAATCAGAAAAGTTTGAAGGCATAACATCAAATGAACTGTAACCCATTGAAGTTGCTTCCCAATCTTGCTCGAATGGTGTTTTACAAAGTTGTAAGTTTACTTGTTTTTCTGCAACAGTTAGTACCTTGTCAGATAGTGTTACTACACCTGTATCGGTAAAGTCACAAGTTGCATCTTGAACAAGTCCAGAAATAACCGCTTTTTTTACAGTAGCTTTAAATTTCACATTTGGAATTACAGTAACTCCATTGTTTGCGATTGTGTTCGCACTTAATACCGCAGCAGCGATATACTTACCAGCGAATTCGCCAGCATAATTTGATGTAATCGTAGGTTGATTAGCCATAGTTTTTAAATTTTAATTATTAATATTTTATTTTGACAACATTGCCATTATTCGTGATTCTGTTCCTGATATATTTAAACCAGTGTTTTGTTTACCTAAACTTACCTTTTCGGTTGGTTTATGTGTTGTTGGTTTTGTAGCACTAACTGAAGATAAAGTTGCTTTCATTTCTGTTTGCATACCGCTCAAGGCATCTAGCTTGGCTTGTAATTCATCAATTTTAGGTTGTACTGCTTCCATTACTAAGGCAATTACTTCTTCGATTGTAGGTGGTACTTCTGCAAGTTCTTCAACTACTACTTCCTCAACTGTTTCTTCTACTTTTTCAGTTGCTAATTCTTCTTCAATTACTTCCTCTTCTTTCAAGGCTTCAACTTCACCAATGATACCGATTTCAGTAACGTAAATTTTATTACCGTTTTCTAAAAGGTATTCGCCTACTTCTAATGGCTCTTTAATTTCACCGTTAATAGCAAAGATAGGATCACCTACTGCAAAGCTATCCGATTCAACAACTGTTCCGTTGTCTAGTGTTTGTTGTTCTAGCTTAACTTTGATGTTAAGCAAAGCAGTAATTCTGCTCAATACATCTGTATTTTTCATAGTTTAATTTTTAAATTTCTAATATAACGAAATGATTGTTTTTTTTGCATTTTCATTTTTTATCCTAATACTTCATCTAATCTATCAGCTTGTAAAAACCAATAGCCATCACCTTCTTGAATGTCTGTCCAAGTTAGTGTTCCTCCTGATGGCAATTCAAAATAAGCGTTTACAGTATCTAATGCTGTTTGTGCTTCCTCGTAAGTGTTGTATCTATATTCTACCATACGTTATAATATGTGTTAATGTTTGATTCTATTCCTGTTCTATTTGATGTTCCTACAAATGATATTACTTCTGTAATATAACCATTCATAAAAACATTTATTGAATATTGTCCTAATCTTATTATTATGTTATTACCTGTCATAGGTGCTTGTACCGTAGTTGGTGTAAGTAAACCTCCATTAGCGTAAGCATTTACAACAGACGAACCGCATATTAATTCATATAATCTAGGTTGATTTGCTACATTTCCATTACTCCAAATAGTAACGTTTCTATATGCTATGTTAGCCGCTTGAGGCAACCAAAATAAATTTGTGTTTACAGTATCACCCATAGATAATATTGCATTGTTGGTAGTAGCTAATAAAGAATTTCCAAGTGCATAACTAGATACATTGTTTAAAGGTACAGAAGCGTCAGCTAAAGTCAATCTTTGACTACTAGCACTTGTAAACCTTACCGCTACTTTACCGCCTGATGTTTGTAAATTTCCTAATTCTACTAACCTTGGTTGATTTCCTGCTGCTGTTTGTGTTACGTTTTTACCATTACCGCTTTGGTCATACCACGTAACCACAAGTATATCTTGATTTGTATTTACACCATCAGGATTAGTATATCCATTTACAATAGAAGCACAAAACTGTCCTAAATTAGTAGCTGTTGTTGATGCTCCTGATGCATAAGTTATAGGGCTATCTAATCCTATTGTATAAAATGAATTAAAAGAAACGTTTACCTCTGTTGTTGTTGCACTTGGTGTTGTTGTTGTTCTTCTTACCCTTAAACAAAAGCCTGTATAAGCACTCCTTAATTTTCGTAAAGAATAAGCGTGATGTGCTGATGGATATAAATCTAAAATATAAGAAAAATTACTCCAAACAAGATTGTTACCAAGGTAAACCGAACTGATTTGATTTGTACCAAACTTTATATCTGTTAAACTATTTAATCCTAGTGCTATACTCATACTATAAAATAAAGTGTTGTAGCATCTTTTGTTCCAATAGCAGCATATTCAGCAGCTGTTACCGTTGTTATTGTATTTGTTGTGTATGTTGTAGCTACGTTCTTTGATATTTTACCTGCAATATCAGTAGCTAATCCGCTGTATTGAGTATTTGTAGCATTGTCTCCTGTATTGCTTCCGCTTAAAGTACTGATACCTAATTTAGAACGTATTAAAGTAGCTGTTAATTGTTTGTTTTTCCAAAGGTCTGTACTGCTTTCGTATTGTAAAAAATCCTCATTCGCTAAAGTATTATCTATATAAACATTGTGAAGCTCGTCTAATTCCCAACCGTTCATTACTTTTACGTAAATCTTACCTTGTATTGCGTGTGCGTATTCTACGTAACCAATAATTACAATATGTCCTGTTAATCCCGTTGGTTTAATGTTTGTTAGTCTTCCCGCAGTTGTAGGTGATAAATATAAAACGTCACCATCTACCCAAGTTTCACCTTGTAAAGATCCCGTTGTATTTATATCCTCAATTTGACCCATTGTGATAATGAATCCTTCTTGATTTGTAGCAATAGTTTCAGTTACTAATCCAATTGTGTCAGCTGAATTAGCATCGTTATTACCTTGTGCTAATTGAACTGCTAATTTTTGACCTTGTGCTCCGCTTATTCTTACCGCTTGATAATTAGCTTTTGTTAGTGTTGTGTTCGGTGTAACTTTATTAACAACCCTTGCTACTAAATCAACTCCATTTTTTAAAACAACAGTACCGCCTTTTAATGTAGTTTCTGAACTTCCTAAATTATCATTCCATTTTGTTGTTCCTACTGTTGGAGTTCCTGTTGGTGTTATATCTAAAGTAACTTGACCAGCTTTTAATTCAAATTCCCCTAAATCAACATTTGTAGTTGCACCTGTGTAAGGAACAAATCCTGTTACTGATGGAATTGTAGGCTTGTTTAATATTTGTGCATCGCCACTTGTAGCATTCCAATCAGCGTTTACGTTTACCTCAGCACCTGATGCTATTCCTGCAAGTTTGTTTTTTTCGGTAGTTGTATAGTCTTCAGTGCTTAATCCTTTACCTGTTACTTTATCTACTTTTAAAGCATCTTGACTGTTTACATAGGCTGTTGTAGCTAATCCATCTATTAACTTTGCTACTGTTACCTTTTTAGTTGTTGATTGATTTACAATAGGTAATACATCGCCTGTATCTAATGTTGTGACTAAATCTAATTCACTTATTTTCTTATCCATTTAATATAATTTTATCGTTGTTTTGTTGTAAAATGTAGTCTCCATTTTCTTGTAGTAAAAAGTAATCTATTACAACTGCTCTTACACCGTAAATATTGCCTATTCCTTGGGCTTGTAACGAACCATCGCAACACTTTACATTATATGTACCATCAGCACATAAACAACCTCTAGTGCCTCCTTTTGGGCTTGTGTAACTTGGCGTCTTAAATGAATTACTTTTGCTTCGCATCTTGAATTAATTTCTTAATTTCTAATAATTGTAACCCTGCTTCTATTTCTATATCTACTTGGTCAATTTTTGACAAAGGTAGTTTGGCTTTGTCGGCAAAATAGCCTTCAATCGAAAATCCTTTAACCTTTTTAGTTTTTATAAACTCATTCCAAATTACATCATTTTCAACTTTAATTGTTCCCATCCAAGTTCCTACCGGTACATTCAAATTGTACAAATTAGATTTGTCTTTTTCGGTGTCTTCAACAATCCAACTTTCTACCATCGTTAATCCTTTGATTGTTTCTTGATGCTCAAAAGTTGCGTTTGATTGGTTACCGTTTTGAAAAAACATTTCCATACATTTACGGATCGTGTCTTGTGAAAAGTAAATGTAGTATTCACCGTTTTCCTCATCACGTCTGTAAATAGGTTTATCTGGTACTAACATAGCACCCATAATGATCTTTTTTTCTTTATCTACTTCCGCAAACTTGTACTCTTTTTGCTCGTCTTTTAAGGCTATCCAATTTTCCTCAATGGCTGGGTTTTCTACAATCGAAATTGCATCAATACCACTCAACTCCATTTCGGTATCCACAATAAGTTCTATAATTTTCATAACTGTATAACGTTTTAAATTTTTATTTTGTTTTACCATATTGTTAGCGTCAACAAAATGGTTTTATCCTATCGATGCACTACTAACTATGTTCCTATCTAATCCTTGCTGTGTTGTTACGTCATTAGCTACTACGTAAGCCTTGATAGGCTGTTGTCCTTGTTGTGCTATTGTTTCAGCTATTGCGTTTGTTTTAGATGCTCCTACAACGTTTATTGATGGCTGTGCTGATGCAGGTGTAGATATTGCACCACCGCCACCTCCGCCTGATGCACCTCCACCGCCTCCTGCATTGATAGAACTTGCTGAACCTATACCTGCTGCTAATATCGAAGCTATTGATGTTGCTGCACCTATTTTAGTGGCTACTATAGAAGTAGCAGCTATTTTAAGATTTGCTGCATAAGCAGGGTTTGGAACACCTGGCCCTAAAAAAGGTGGGTTTATTGGTGTTGGTGCAGCCGATGCTTTTGCTAATCCTATTGCTTTTGCTGCTCCTGTAACTACATCAGCAATAGCTAATCCTTTTTGTACCGCTAATATTCCTAATGCAACCGCTTTATTCTTACCTGCAAATTGTTGTAATATATTTAGACTTGTGTCTAATGCACTTCTTTTTGCATCTTTTACCGCTTGTTCGGCTGCTAATTCTCTATCTGTTAATTCTTTTGTTGATGCTAATTTTTCTTCATAAATAGCATATTCAGCATCTGCCTGACTAATTAAAAAGTTATTTGTCAATTCAGAAGTATCTAAATTATTTGCTTCTAAAACTGATTTCTTTTCGTTGTATTCCCTTAATTCTTTTTGTGCAGGTGTTTCTTTTGCTTTTGCTATTTCGTCTAATATAGCCATTGCAGTTGTAGCAGACTGCATTTCATTAGCTAACCTTTTTTGTTCTTCTTCACTAATTTCTTCATTAGTTTCTTTAACAGTTTTTACTTCCGCTTTTTTATTCTCTTTTTTAGATTTTAAACGATCGTCATCTATTTTTTTAAGTTTTCGATTTAACTCTAATGCATATGCTTTTTGATTTGCTCCATCTTCCTCAACTAATTTTAAATATTCATTTTTAGCAGCGATTTTCTGCTTTGTATATTCATCTAATTGACTTCCGTGTTCTTTTAAATATTGCTCATTATTTTTTAATGATTTAGCTGCTGCTGCTGAAAGTTTATTAACTTCTCTTTCTGCTTCAGATGTCGCACCTATAAAATCAGTTATTGCGTGAACAACATACATAACACCATCTCCAACTTTTGACAATGCAGGTATTACTCTTAAAATAGTATCCTTTATAGTACTGAAATTTGCTATTAACATTCCAACCGCTACAACTAAAGCACCTATTCCCGTAGAAATAATTGCTCCTCTTAATAATTTTAAACCCGTAGTAGTAGCTGCATTTACATAAGTGTAAGCAGTTTGATAAATAGTTAAAGCTTGTTGTGCAAGTGATGTATTTTTAATTACAGTAGTTAATATTTTAAATTGATCTACACTTTCCCCAACCGCTTGTAAACCGCTTGAAATAGCCATTGCAGATTGAACTTTTAAAATAGCTTGTTCTACTTCTTTGCTCTCTCCGCCTAATGTTCCCATTACACCTGTAACCGCAGAAAATCCTCCTGCAACTCCACTTAAAGCCCCGCTTAATGCTTTAAACTTAGCATCAGGATTAAAGGCATCAGTTAAGGCTTTTGCATCTCCAATTCTATCAGTTAATTCAGCAGCCTTTTTAGCAGCATTAACTGCCTCTTTTGATGTTGCTCCAAACTTATCTGATAAAATTGCAACCTCTTGTTGTGCTTGTCTTAATTGACCTTTTAAACTTGTTATTGATTTATCTGTGTTTTCAATAGCATTTCCAAATTTATTAACACTGTTTTCTGCCTGACTAGCATCAACTTTTATTTTAACCTCTATATCCTGTGCCATTTACTATTTTTTTTGCTTGTTTAAATGCTTCTTTAAATGTTTCTGGCAACTTATTCTTGCCTCTTGCTATTGCTATTCTTTCACTGTTGCTCTTCAAATCTAATTTTAAGCAGTCTATTATTTCTTTTATCATTGTTTTAGTCTTTTATTAATCTTACTGAGAAACCGTATTTCTTATTGTAGTTGCCTCTGGAGGCATTGCCGTTAGCGTAACTTAGGGTGCGGAACCAGGCGTAAGTAGTATCGGACTCTGACGAACCCCACCAGAACCCGTAGCCGCCAATGTCGCCGAACGTCCCATTGTAGTCGCGACCCCCTCCCGGAAGACCTGTAAAACCACTCTCATTAGTAGCATTTGTATTAGGGTTTATCCAAAGCGACGTGCCTGTTGATTTCATTTTGCCTCCTGCATTTGTTCCTAAATAGGTTATTAAAGTGCTCCATTCCGCATCTGTTGGAATGTGATAACCTAATGGAGCTAATCCTCTACTATTATTTACTGCATACCAATTATAAAGTTTACCGTAAACAACCCCGTTAGCTGTATTGTTTGCATAACGGCACCAAGCCCCTGTTGTTAAGGCTGCCCAAGCTGTTGGGTCTGTAACTTCTGGAATAGGTGTACCATCTCTATACGTTTCAACATCAAGGTTTCTATCAGTCCAAAGTTGTGTTCCTATAAGAACGTCTGTCGATGGCTCTACTACTCTCTGGTCTGTTAGCAATTCAAACTGTGCAACTCCGCTAGTTAAATCTGTTGTCATTGTATTAATCAAATACTTTGTGTCTCTTATTAGTATCGTATCATTCAATTTAAGCGTAGTTAATATACTTGTTGGTAGTATAGCACTAATTTTAGTTAATCGTGCCTTAAAATTAAATATATTGGCAAAGTACTGTGAATAGTATGTTTGATATAAACCGTTGTTTACTATTTCATTTGTTAGTGTACTTTGTTGCTCATTGAAATTTAATCCGTATGTTTCTGTTCCTATTAATGTTTCTTGTCCGAATGATTTGTATGTATTGTATTCTATTCCGTTTCCTGTTAGTGAAGTTGAAAACCAAAATCCTATTCCTGTAGTTACAGTTAATGCAGTAGGATTGTAATCGTATAAAATAACTGGTTTAGGAATGTATCTTTGTAAATCTGTTTTTAAAGCATATCCAACTTGTAAAACATTATTTGTCCATAGATTTTGAAAGTTTAAATTTTCAAATGGTAGTTTAATAGAATATTCTTCTCCCTCGGCAGGTGGTGTATTTGAATGATGCAAAGAACCATATTCAATACCATTAGTAGAATTAAAACCTACATTAATTATTGATTCGCTTTTCTCATAATCAAAGTTTATTTTTTTATGGGTCTTTACTCTGTTTAATGTTTTTTTATCTTGTATTACATATTTTGTAATATCAATATCAGAACCTCCTTCATAATAATTATCAATAGTTTTTACGGTGTAATTTATTCCATCATTTGAATAACAAGTTAAATTGAACATTTTTAAAAGTCCACTAAAGAAGTCTTCTATTTTAATTTCTGGCATATAAGAACTAACTGATATATTCCCAGATAGTGTTTGAGGGTCCATTGTAGCTGATTTTGTATATCCAGAAATATATGTTCCCATATCTATTTTAAATACAAATTCAAATGTTTCGGTTGTTTCTATATTAAATGAATGTTTGTTTTGATCTGCATCTGTTCTAATTACATAAGAACTTGTGCCTCCATCACTATCTATAAATGTATCAATTAAATCATCGTTTAAATATCTATTAATTTTATAAGGCACTGATGTATATCCAGCTTGTGGTGTAATAGTTATTTTAGTTCTTCCTCCATTTGCTCTTATAAAATAATTATCCGTTAGGTTTACAGTTACTCCAGGTAAATCTTCTAAATTTCCTTTTGTACTTAAATCAATTTTTTGTTTTAAATTTGTTGTAAAAGTGCTTGAATTTTGCAACCATAAATAAGCATTTAAAAATCTTGGGTCAGTTAAAAATGTGCTCGGCTCTGAGGTTGTTCCATCAAAGTTAATTCCGAACCTTTGCTCAATCATATTAAAAACCGCTCTCAATCTTAAAGCGGGAAACAATTCGTTGTATCTTATCGGTGTTTCTTCAAAATTTATATTCCATTCACCACTTCCAAAAGTCCAATAATGGTCAGAAGTAATTAAAGGAAACATCACATCTGAACTTGTAGTAGTTGTAGTTACTTTGTCTTTTACAATATCAGCATCGTATTCAAAATCATAAGTAGTACTTGTTAAATCTTTTAAATATAAACCCGCAAACGTGTCTTTTAAGTTACCTAACAAACCAATGAAAGTAATTGAATAGTCTTTAGCTTGTCCATCTTCTACATTTGCACTTTCTAATTGAATTTTGCCTTTACGAAAAGTAATAGTGTCTATTTCAATATAAGCGTCTGCCTTTACTAATGTACTGAATGGCTCGTCGTTTGTATTGTCGTACCAATGCCGAAATATTTTATTGTTTTGTTTTGATGCAGGAACAGTAAATGTTTGACTAAAATCAGTAAAGGTTTTACTAATATCGTTGATGTTTTGTATAGAACTAACTACCGATATTTTTTCGTCGTCAAATAAATCTACTCGGTTGTATTGTCCCGTTTGAACATCTTTTATGTATATGGCTACTGCTAACATTTATACTACGTCGTTTATTAAATTAAAAGCATATTCGAACTCTACTTCATAATTTATGTTTTTGTCCTTTAAATGGCTCTTTAAATCGCTTGATTGGCTTTTAACAGTTGCAGGTTTACCATCTAATAAAACAGTTTCAGATAAAAGCAAATCAGTTATTAATTCTGAATAGTTTTCATCTACAAAGCCTGTATTCAATTTAACAGTTTGCTTCCCGTTTGTATTCATTGTTTTGAACTGCCCAATAGAAGTATTATAATTTATAGCTTGTTGGCTCAATTTATAATCTGTTCCTTTTACTGATACGCTATTGCTTTGTGCTTTGAAGAATGTAATAGTTTGCCAACCTCCGTATCTATTTACAAAGTCACAAAGCACTGGTGTATATTTGCACTCTTCAATCGGATAGGTAAAGAATGTTTTAATAGTTGGGCTTCCACTTGCAGGTGTGTAGGTAATTGTAACCTTGCATCCGTTAATAAAAGCACTATTCGATTTAACTAAACTAATTGGCACCGTAGTATTGTATTGCCCTGTTAATCCTACGCCAAAATTTACAGAAACCGAATAAACAATGCCATCAATTCTTTCGTATTTTGCTACTACGGTTGTTGTAGTTGCTGTTGGTTTATCTACTAATACATTCACGTATTGAATTAATGCGTTTGGATAGGTCGATAATTGATAATAATAATTAGAAATGTTTGTATTGCTCAACACTTCCATTACTGATTCAGCTGGATTTTGATTCCCACTTGTATAACTTGTAAAACCGTTTACGCCTATGTAGTCTGTTGTATTTAAAAGGGTATCGACACCCGTAACTGTTTTATATCTTTTTACTCTAAATTTTACCCATTCATTGTTTTGCTCTTGCCCTCCTGCACTGCTTACATAAGTAGATTTTATATTGTCTATATATTCCTTCACATAATTTGAAACATTATAAATCGTACTCAACTGTGTTGGGCTTGATATATTTTTTGACAAAGTATATGTTGGTGTTGCAGGTACTGTGCTACCATTCCAGATAAACAATTCAATCTTACTTCCATTTTGCCCTGTTTCGTTTATTTCGATTATAAACGGACTTCTTACTTCTACTACTTTCATTTCGTGTGGTGTATTGTTTGAACTAATACCTCATCAATATATATCTCCTCTTTACAAGTCCAAAGGTTTACATATTGTGTTGAATTTATTTCAGCTTCTGCTTCTATTATAAAAGTTGGTATTTCGTCTTGCTCTTTGTATATCTTAACTATGTTCATTTTTGATTGAAATTAGACTTGATTAAATAATTTACTGTTGATTCTATATCTAAACTAAATGCGTCTGTTATAACGCTTGATAATTGGCTTATATTCTTTTTGACTGCTTTTTCTAAAAACTTGTTTGGCTCTATACCTTGGTGATAAACTGATTCACGAACCGCATAAGGTGATAATCCTCTTTTGTTTGACCAATCTATAAAATGCTTAACGCTTGGCTTTACACCTTCTTTAAATGAATATGGCGATCCTTTGCCTTTTTGCTTCCACATCTTGCCTTTGTTGTTTGTTCGTTTGAATGCTGATGTTTGTTTTCTTACACCACCTACACCTCGAACTCCTTTATCTACAAAAGCACCATATTTACTCATTAAGATATTTATCTCAATTGAATTTTTAGAAACCTTTGCTCCTTGATTTACTAAACTGTTTTTTAATTTCCCCGTATCAACTTTGCCCGTGCTTTCTAAATTAGCTTTTGCATCTTTTACGATGTTATTACTAAAATCATTCAAGGCTTGTTTTAGGTTGTCAATCTTTAACATTTGTTTATATCGTTTGGTACCGTTAGGTTTATAGTTGTGGTAAATCCTGCTAGCATATTTTCAAATTCTTTGTTGATAAATTCGCTTTGTGGATCGCCTTCTAATTCCATCGTGTCAATCGCTATCGTGCTTTGTCTTAACCTTGCCACTAATCGATTGATTACGTACAGTTGATTTGTCCAGATATAAATTAGGTTGTCATTGCCGTATATGTTGTCTTGAATTACATCTTTACTGATGTCTACTATATCTACGTTTACAATAGTTAATTGAAACGTTAATGAATTTTCACTATGCGTTACGTTGTCCATTGTTATATTCGCCAAAGGAAACATTGTCATCTTTGCTAAATCTAATTCCGTTAGTTCTCCAAGCGTAACTTTATTGCAGAATGGGTTAGATTCTAGTTCGTCTTTCATTGCTTCAATCACTCTGTAAATCGCTTCAACTCCTCTTAAATTATCTGCCATTTCTTCTTTGTATTTTTTTTAGTTCTTCAGCTTCTTTTTTTCGTTTGTCTATTTTATAACAAAGGTTGTTTAAACAAGTATGCATATTTAATTGCTCAACCGCTTCATATCTTGTAACGTCTCCTCCAGCAAGTTCGTCAATTGTGCTATACCAATTCCAGTTGATGTCAAATTGAGTTGGCTCTGAAAAGTCTCCTCCTCCGTCTCCAAATACTTGATAATAGATGCCAGTAAGTCCGTTCCTAAATTCCAAAAAAAAACCATCGAACCGATAACCGCACTAAGTGGCATTTGCCTTAATTGTTTGTGATACTTGTCTCCTTCGTATCTTTCAATGTTATACATCCCGTTTTTAATTTCTTGCTTTATCGGTCTGTAAAGTACACCCATTGCAATATGCATATTTGACCACTCGGATATATTACCGTTTAAATCTAATAATTCACCGTAGGTCATTTTATCAAGTTCTGGCAGCCATCCAAACTTCACACCATCGATTGTAAATTTCTGCACCAATTCGGGTTGGCTTTCTAATATGCCATCTAAAATCTTAGATATGTTTTCTACTGATTCGTATTCTAAATTTAATACCTGTTCCCGGGACAACTTGCAAAATATTTCTATCTTTTTTATTTTTAAATACTCTTCAGCATCGGGTAGCTTTTTTCTACTTTCAATTTCTTGGTTGTATTCTTGATATTGGATCAGTGTGATGTCGTCTAGTGAACTTGGAACGGTTAGCTTCATATAGTTGTTTATTTTAGATATAACGTTAGATATTTAATTTTACGATAAAATATAAGCACAAAAAAAAACACCCCGTTAGGAGTGCTTTAAATGCGTTGTGTTGTTTTAGGTTATTTATTGAAGCAATCAAGTAAAGTTACAATGTCTAAATTTGTTTTGTTGTATTGGCAAATGCTTGAAGCAACACTAACTGTCAAATACAATGGGCTTATTTGCTCTTTCGCTAAATCGCTTTTTAAACTTTCAATTAAATGCGGATACTTTTCTGCATCTTCATTCATTGCTTGTAATACTTCTGGCTTTAATCTTTCAAATAGTGTTTTCATAGTTTTAGTGTTTAGTGAGTTGGTAAATGTTTTGTCTGTTCCCACAGTATGTCTTTCCAGTCTTGCATATTAGTTTATTTTAATTTTGTCTGTTCTAATCCAAAAATCGTTTGTATTTATGTCTTTCGCGCCAATCCAGTTATAACCAGATGTATAAACAATTAGTTCTAAATCACTAAATTCGTTATAACTTTTAACATTTTTAAATTGTCCAAGATATTTTGCAAATTCTTTTTTAGTGATTTTTGCTTTTTCCATTCCTATTAGTGATATTGTCATAATTTCTATTTTTTAGTGTTTCGCTTTATTGCTGGTACAAATATACAACTAAATAAATGTTATAAACAAACTTTTTATAACTTATTTTTAATCTTTTTTTAAAATAATTTCTAACTACTTGTAAATCAAACTATCTAACTGCATATTTTCCGTAGTTCGGTCTGGCTAATTTATCATATAAACCGTAACGGATCGCATCAATCGTGTGGTTAAACATATCAACTGGTACATTGAGAATGTTTCCGTTCTTATCTTCCTGCCATTTGTAGTTTCTAAATTCTTTTATCATATTAACTGAATCCTTTGTAACGTGTAGTTTGTATCGTTTCATCATATCAATACCGATGTTAACCGATCCTTGTCCTTTTGTAGCTGGTTTTATATTCCAACCCATACGATATAACTCTTCGATTGATTTTGGCTCTGCACTATCTGCAAATACTTCTTTGCGTTCTATTTCATTAAACTTTAACTTTTCGTCTATGTCTCTATTGGTTAGTCCTGTTTGGTATAATAACTCTTTCAGATAAATGTTATCGCCTTGCTGATAAATAGCTACCAAAGTTGTTGGATCATTCGTAAATCCAAAGTCCATACCGTAACTTAAAAACTTTGCTTCTGGTGGTATTGAGTTACATTCGTTAATTCTAAATATTAAAGCCTGTGATGAACCGATTTGACCTTGCCCGTATATTTTCCAATAGTTCTCATCAATGTTCTTTAATCGCTCTATTTCGGCTATTATTTCTTTTGATAAAAATAAATTGTCTTTGTACGTTGTGATGTAAAAGTCGGCATCGTCCCGGGGCTTTATCTTATCGTAAATGAAATGAAATTCATCACTTGGGTTGTAATCTAAAATTGCCTTTTCAGTTGTTCTAAATATTAACTGCTGCCAGTCTTCAAAGTATAGTTCGTTGGCTTCATTGATATATAAAACATCACGTTTGCGACCTCTTACTTTTTGCGGCTGATCTAAAGATATAAATTCAAATAGGTTGCCTTCTAACTTGTATTCTGAATTGCTCTTATTATGGTCTGCTTCTTCATACATATCATAATGTCGTAGTATATCGAAAAAATCCCTCATCGAACTGGCACGAAGTGAAGGATATGTCTTTCTGCAGATGGTTATTGTTTTGCCTTTGTTCTTTAAAGCATAACCGAATATTAACCACATTAAAATATTATAGGTCTTTCCGCTTCTGGTTCCTCCTTGCTCTATTATTATTCTCTTTGTTGAATTATCTAAATGCTCAAATACTTTATTGGTCTGTATCTTCATCTTTTGGCTTTAGTATTTCTACTTCAAACTTTCGTACCTGATGGCTGTTTTCACTTTCTACAAATTGCATTGATAGTTTTTTTCGGTCTTCATCTTCACATAAAACTTTGAACGCTGATATTTGTAAGGTAGCATTGTCAGAACCTACCCACTTGTTTAGCATATAAGATACTGCTTTACTTTTGTTAGTTGTGATTGCTTCTTTAATGCTCTCCGATTTATCCAATTCAAGATTATAAAACTGTGAATGTTGCAGGTCTGTATAATGTTGAAAAATGTGGTTAATCTTCATTATCTTATTCTTTATAACTATTTCAAGTATTTCTGTTTCGTGTTGCTCTTTTGTCTTTCCCATTGTTATTTTATTTTATCTAACCATTGTATTTTTATTTGATTTGCTATTTGTGCTGTCATTACTGGAGGTACACTCATACCAATTAAATATTTAGGTTCTACGTCTTGAAAATCGTAATCAAGTGGGTAGGTTCCTATTTGTTGTAATTCTATATTTGACAATCCTTTTTCAATTGAATAATGATACAATTCACTTCCGCTTGCAATTGTATTTACAACTTGATTTGGGTGTAATTTTATCGAATTAAATCTATTTCCTTTGGGGTGTACACTTGCAATTGATTTGCCTTGTTCACATATTTTCCAATATTGTAAATCACAATTTGCTATTTTATGCTGAATAATATCATTTTCAACTTCTTTATAAACTATTTGTTTTTCATTAAACTCCAATTTCAATTTAGGCAAATTCAAATCCTTTTTTTGACAAATAAAAAATACCCTTTCACGTTTTTGAGGTACTCCCATTGATGCAGCATTAAGTAGAAATAATTGTACATTGTAACCTGCTTCATCAAATGCTTTAAATATCTTTTTTACATAAAGTTTTGCGTTACCTTGAATTAAACCTTTTACATTTTCAGCTAAAACAATTTTAGGTTGTAATTTCTTTGCAAGTGCTATGTATTCAAAAAACAAATCGTCCAAAACCTGTTCAGCTTGTCCTTCTTTAAATACCTTTTTTTTGCCCCAATCTTTTTCACGATTTCCAGCCATTGAAAACGAACTGCAAGGTGGGGAACCATCTAATAAGTCTAAATTATATAGTTCTTGAGGAATATCAGAACGCTTTACAAAGTGCCTTATATCTTCTAAAAATAAATGTTTTGGTTTATGGTTTAATTGATAAACCTTTGCTATTTTAGGGTCTATCTCAACACCTCCTAAATGATTAAACCCTGCAAGTTTGTAACCCATTGTAGAACCACCACCGCAAATGAAAGTACCAAAAACATTATAATCATTTTTAGTTATATTCTTTGATGGGTAGCCATCAGCTAAATTCCATTTATAAGGAAACAAGTGCATCATATAATATTTTTTCTGGACTTTGTCCAAGTTGTTGTAATTTGTCTTTTACAAAATTAAAATCGTCTTCTGTAAATTCTAATTTAATTGTATATTTTTGGTCTTCAAAATCATTAAAGCTTAATTCTTTATTTTTATCTGAATAATCGACGTCTGGTGCTGCTTCCCAAACATCCAAGCCCCATTCATTTAACTGTTCGCTTTCCCACTCATTTGCTAGTATATCCCAATCCCATTCTCCACCGCTTACATTGTCTTTAATTAAAAACTCTTTTTGTTGCTCTTCAGTTAAGTCTGTTTTTATAATTGGTATTTCTTTTAGCCCTGCTTCTTTGCAAGCCTTATATCTCATATTTCCACCTAATATAACCATATCTTGATTAACTACAATAGGGCGGATGTTTAGCATTTCTGGAAAGTCTTTTACTGACTGAACCAGCTTTTTAAACTTGTCATCTTTTATCAACCTCGGATTATTCGGGTTTACTTTTACTTCTGATATTTTTACTACTTGCATATATTAATTTGTTAAATTTATTTCATAGAAGCAATCGGGTGCTTTTCTTGTTGGTTTATATTCTTTTGGTAATGCTTTGCTCTGTTTAATAAATGCTTCTGCCTCTTCTCTTGTATCAATTAATCGGCAATCAATAATCTGTTCTTTGCCTCTTGAATTTAATTGAGTAATTGTTATTTTATATCTCATATTAATTCTTGTTTAATTCGCTTTCAAATATTAACCATTCAGTCTTGCCTTCAAAAAATAGTATTCTGGCTATTATACTTTGTTGTACGTTGTCTAATGTTTGTGGTCTGGTCTGTAATGGCTTTATTCGCTCTTTCTTTATTATTGTTTTTATTGTCTCTACTTTTACACCGCATACCTTTGCTAGTTCAGATAGTTTTAAATGTTTACTCATTATAGTTTACGCAGTTGGTTATTTGCTGTATTTTAGCTTTATCGTTTATTTCTTCTATTCTTTTTAATAAACTATACTTCGGGTCAACCGTTTGCATTATCGTGTCTCTAATCGCTTCTAAATGCTTTTTTCTTTTTCTTACCTCTGCAAATAGTTTCACGTTGTGGTGTATTGTGCAATGAGTCATAGTCTTTCCGAAAAAGTTAAAATGGTCTCTTACATCATATAACGTCATTTTCAAATCTTTGTGCAGGATGTAACAAGCCATCGACCTTATATCGACCAGGTCTTGCGTTCTTTTGTTTTCGTAAATATCAACTCCGCAAAGTTGGTTTATTGATTCTCCGATGTATTTTGCTTTATTCATTTGTTTTTAGTTTTAATAATAATTTACATTCGATAAACTTCTCACGTGCCTTGTGTTTGTATATCTTTTTAAATAGTTGAAATACTACTCTGATGTAACTTTGTTCGCTTAAACAGCCTTTAAATGCTTTCTGAACCCATTTAACTCCATAACCTTTACAAAAGTTTACATTGTCCGAAGTATCGCCTATTATCATTTGCTCGTAAAAGTTGTATAAGGCTTGCTCTTTCGTAATATCATAGTAACACTGGTGATTCAAATGGTAATTATAAATAATACAAGGTAACTGTTTGTAGTCTTTGTCAATACTTACTATTATCACTTCGTCTCTTCCGAATGTATCGGTTAGGTTCTTCCAATACGTGGCAACTACGTCATCTGTTTCAACCCCGTATCCTGCTATTGAATTGTATGTTTCTTTTACGTGCTCTAGCAGTTCGTTTAATATCGGTGGTATTTCTCTGCCTATCCTATTTGCTTTATAGCTTTTTGATATTTCTTTTCTAAAGTTACCACGTGCTCCAGCGAATGTTAATACTCGGTCTACTTCGTGTATTTCTTCTATCGTGTTTACTATCGACATAAACACCTCATCAAACTTTAACCTTGCATTTTCAATAGTGTGATATTGTTCGTCTTCATCGTGCTCTTTTTGTCTGTAACAACTGCTCCAGATTAGGCTATCTGCATCTACTAATACTATCATAGCTTTTCTATTTCTTGTTTTACTTCCATCCAATAAACTAATTGATGAACTACAAACGTAACTTCATCATTGATAACTAATACACTTTCAACATCAGACATTGATTGATATTCACTTAACATTTCATCAACTGCTATTAATGCAGATTGTTTAGCTAACTCATTCCAGAATATTAAAACATCATTTCCTAATTCATCATTAAATTTTTCTGATTTTTCTTTTTTCTCATCGTCATTTGTCCATTGAATATTCTCTGCTAATTGATAAAAATTATCTACTAACTCTTCTGCTTTTTCTTTTGGTGTCATAATTTAAGGTATTAAACGGTTAATCTGTTCTTTCTCTTCATCTGAATAAAACTCTACAAATTCATAGTACTCATCGTAAAAAACTGAATACTTCAATTTTGGATGTACCATTTGCCATTTCTGTTTCATTGCGTTGGCTTCTTGCTCGTCTAGTAATATTGTGTGCGGGTAGCCCTCTTCTAGTAGAACCCATCTTTTGTCTTGTATCATAATAGTTTTTTTAATTGTTTTAGTAAGTATTTCATTTTATCAACTTTGCCAAATAGATTCCAATTAGATCCAAGTTGATTTAATTCATTTTCTAATTGTTCTATAATTTCTTTCATCTGGTCATTAAATACATCATTTTAATTTCGTAATCTATAAACCCCATTCTTTTAGCATATTTTTCAGCTAATTCTTTTGATTTAAAATGTGTAGAACTAAAATCTCTTTCTTCTCTACAAATAAACCAAGCTTCCGGATAATGTTTTATTTTTGCCATTAGTAGTAAAATTTATTAATTAAATAATCTATGTTTTCTTTGCAATCTTCAACTGTTGAACAATGTCTTATTGGACAATCACAATCGTTACCGTTGTAATACTCATAACTCATATATGAATTGTTATCGTAGTTGTATTCATTTTTTTGAATGATCCATCCTTTATATTTTGTTTGCATCTTTATAAGTTTTAATATTAATTTTAGCTGTTTTCTTTTCGCTCTTTACGGGCTGAATATTGATTGATATATCAATGTGGGTTAATTCTTTGTCTCTTTGAAATACGGCTTTCATTTGCTCGTATATTTGTATCCAGTCTTCATAACTCATTTGATTATCATTTTGATTGATTCAATGTATTTGTAGTAAAGTGTTTTACTTCTGAACCTTTCAAGTGCTTCTGGTAGTGTGTAGGCTTGAATGATTGTTTCGATGTCTGTTGCTTCATCGTTTCGCTCTGCCCAATAGGTAACTAAAAATTCTTTCATTTGTTTTTGTTTTAGTGATTAAAATTTAGACATAATTTGTTTTGCAAAAAAAGGCTTAATATTAAAAACAATACAGTCATTGCCTAAATCCTTACCTACAAATGCACTTTTAGGTAACCAATGTAATTTACCATACATTTGAATTAAAACTGCTTTTTCTGTTTCTTTTTCTACATCTAAAAAGAATCCATCTGGTGTAGCGATTGAACCTAAATTTCCATTCGGGTACGTGTAGTGTTGTTTTTCTAATTGCATCTTTTTTGTTTTAGTGATTAATATTCCACAAAGATATAAATTAATTACTTATAAACAAATTTTTTATAAAGTATTTTTATTTATAATTACCGCTTGGCTTTCAGTTAGCATATAAACTGATTTGTTTACTTTGTTTTTGTTGCCTTGTGAGTAGGTTGTGGCTCCAGCTTGTACGGTGTTTTCTTCAGGTAGTTTTAGTTGGTCAAGAAAATAAAGATAGTTTCCTTTCGTGTCGAATACATAATAAAACTTAAGGCAGTCTTTGTGGCTCATTAGATGCTCGTATTTGAACTTTTCTAATAGTTTGGTTGGATAGTATTCATTTCTGATTTTAATCTCTAAAATGCAGTTATATCCTTTCGGTGTTTTACCTTTTGCGTCGTAGTGTTCGTAATCGCCTCCAGTCCATTCTAATTGCCAACCGTCTAAATTTAACAAATGAATTATACCCTGCTCCCATTTGTGGGTTTGTTCAGTTATCATAAACTACATTTAGGCTGTTTATCATTTCTTGAATTCTTGTTGGGTTGCACTTGCAGGGATAGTCTAGTTTTAAATTAAAAGTACGTGAGTATATTTCGCTTATCATTTTATATTCATCATTTTCAATGTAGTGTCTTTTTACTTCTCTGAACTTTGCCCACCATAGTTTGTCATCTGTGTTCATAATCCTTTTTCTTTTTTATAAATTTCTAATAGTTCTTTTGTTGTGTATTCATCAAATATAATATCTTCATTGTATCTAATTACTAACCACTCTGCAAATCCAATAGCAAACTCATCTGTATAACTATCAATTATTTGTGGTGCATAGTTTTTGAAATAAAAATCATCATCTTTCATTTTAATCAAAACTTCAACTATTTTATTCAATTTCATTTTCATTTTTTAAATGTTTCGTTATACCAATACTCAAATTCTCCATCTTCCCATCCACCAATATAAGGACAACTTGCACTTCTCATTTGTTCCTTTTCCATTTCTTTGGCTTGTTCAACTATTTCTTTTGGTATAAAGTTTGGTGCAATACAAGATTGAACTACATTTACTAACCATTCTACTGCTGTTTGTTTCATTTTCTTTTGATTTTAAATTCATTCAGTTTGTGTTTACGGATGTCGCATTTACAATTCGGATTAATCTTTTTGACAATCCACTTTATTCCAGTTTTAGTGAAGAGCCATTCAAGTCTGTCCCCCCACCCAAGTTCTGCCCAATACTCTAAAAACTCTTTTTTCATCGGTGTAGGATTTCATCTATTGCAACTATCAATAAAATTGCAGTAATTAATGCTATTGCTATTTCACAAATTAAAACTAACCAGTCTCTATTTTCCATATATTCTTTTTTTTATTTCGGTTGCTACTTCATTCCAATAGTTGCAGATTTGTGCCTCATTGGCTTTTCTGCTTTTGTAAATTAAACCATTCACTACATTTTGAATATAGTCAATAGGATATTTATTTAATAAAATTATGGCTCTGTCTCTTGGCAAAAATTGCTCATTTAGATTGTACTTCATAATCCTTTTTCTTTTTTATAGATTTCTAATAGTTCTTTCATTGGCGTATAATATGTTTTACTACATTCAACCCACTCTGCAAATCCAATAGCAAATTCATCTGCTATTTTTATTAATTTATTAGTATGATTGTATTTTTCTGGCTCATCATTATAGCAATCCCATAATAAAGCGTGTGGTCTTATTTTATCTTCCAATTTCATTTTTTATCTGTTCTTTAATTATTAATACTGTGTTTCTTAAACTCCAATAGGTGATGCCTACTTCTCGGCTCAATTCGCTTATTTGTATTTGCTCAACAAATACTTTTTGAAATATGAATTTAATGTAGGTTAGATTTGCTTTTTGTCTTGTGTAGTCTTCTATGCTTTCAAGTTCTGAATTTAATCTATTTAACCAAACATCCTTAGCATCGTTTTTAAGATAGAAATCTACTTCGCTGTATTCTTTTATCTCTTCTGGAATATCGATGCTTAAATCGGTTGTTAAATGCTTTTTATTCTTGCGTAAGTCATCGGTGTACATATTTTTTAAAACAACATAAACAAAGTAGAAATTTACCTGATTTTCGTCAAACATTATATTGTTGTCCTTTCGTTGGCTGTAACTGTATATTTTTAGATACATATCCTGCACGTAGTCTTCAGCTGTATCATTTGAACATCCAAACGATTTAACATAGTCTAGCCATTGTTTGTGCTTTTTTGAAAGAACTTCAAGTATGTTTGTCATAGATTTTCTATTTCTTGTTTAACTTCATCTAAATATTTATCAAGTAAACTTCCTTTTGTTGCATAAAATAAACTATCGTGAAAATTTCTAACTTCTTCAACAACAATTAATGCACAACTTTTTTCCATAGAATGATCACCAACAAAACAAATTCCTTCATCAATATATTTATCTACTAAATATTTAGCTTTTTCTTTTGGTGTCATAATTATAAAAAATTTAATTGTGATTCTTTTATCGTTTGAAGTATGCTTTTACCGTTTAATGCAAAGCCTACATTGTTGTACATCGCTGTTAAAATTATCGGGTCATCATACGGTGTGGGAATGCCGCCTGTTTCAACTTCTTTTATCTTTCTAACGTGTATCATTGTTTGGTTCCAGATTGTTGAATGCCCTACTAAACGATGTATAACAATAAAATCGTCTGCCCGGTTTACAAACTTGCCTCCGCCTTCAACATCGTTTGCCATTGGTGGTTGTGGATAGCCTGCAAATGGATGCTGTAAATTATATAACATTCTTAAAGCTGTGGTATTTGCGTGTGTATTTAACCAGATTGATACTTTGTTCTCTTTGCAAAACATTCTTAATTCGGTACACGCTTGATAATCGTACTCGTGACCGCCAAGGTTCTTCATCATTTCTGGCTCTTTTGCCAAACTGTTGTACGGATCTAATAATATACCATCAAAGTTAAATTCTTTTTTGACTTTGCCAAACATTTCAATAGCTGTGATATAAGTGTACATAACTGCATTATCTACGAACTTAAAATGCTGATTGATAAAATCTGTGTGCGTTTTAAAATTAGAATCAGAAACAAGGTTTATTGGTGTTTCATCCAAGAACTCAACTAACTTTCTAATTAATGAATAGCTATCATTTTCTGTTGAGCATATTAACCACTTTTTACCGTGCTTTAAAGAATATGCCAACATCAAATAAAGTATCGAAGTTGTTTTACCTACGTTTGCGTGTCCCAGAATGATATTAAAATTTGATGGTTTAAAGCGGATGTAGTTGTCTATTTCTGGAATTCCTAATCTGTATCCCTCTTTTAGTTTTCCGCTTCTTATATCCTTTAAAATGGATAGTTGATGTTTATAGTCTATTAACATTTTGTTTTAGTGAGTTTAAATGGGGCTTTTACACCCCGTTAAGTTAATATCAGAATGGTAGCCCAGAATCGTCTACTTCATAAGGCAAAGCATTGTTAATTGGCTCTTGTGAACTTACTGCTTCTCTGTTTGGCATTTGTTGCTGTGCTGTTAAACTTAATGAATCTACTTTGTCAATTCTCCAGCCTTGAATGTTTGCATAGTATTTACCCTTCCATTCTGAACCTCGCAAATTTATACTAACTTTTACCAAATCATCTACTTTAAACTTGTCTAGTAGGTTTGTTTTGTCTTGTGTAAATTCAATTGGTAACGACTGGGGAAATTGTTCGTCGCTCTGTACTACTAATAACCTTTTTTTAAAATCTTTTGCTCCAATAGTTTCGGTGTCTCCTATTACTATTATTTTTCCGTTTACTTCCATCTTATTTAGTTAGTGCCTCTTTTACTTCGGCTGTTAATTGATATTTTTTCTCTATTAATGATACATCACCACCTCCAGCAATATATTCTTTTGCTTTGGTAAATTCTACACTTCCATTTATTAAATGAAGTTTTTCTTTTGGCTCATTTTTTGGCACATTTGAATGATTATTAGTTGCGTCTGCATCTGCTGTGTCATCAATCAGTAATAAGTTACCTAGTGCGTATTTCTTTGCGTATGATGATGCAGAACCGTAACGTTGTGGCATTGCCATTCCTTTCTGTTCTAAATCAATTCCTACTACTGCCTGGCAATCTATTGTTAAACCGCTTTCACAATCACAAATAGTGGCTACACTTGACATCATTGGTGGATTAGCATTTACTAATTGCTCATTGATAGTGAAGTAAACCTTGTATTTTTCGTTCATTGGCTTTAGTGCTTCTAATATATCTTCAGCACTTCTAAAGTTGTACTTGCCAAATGAGTTATACTTGCTCTTTTTGGCTTTAAATTCAAACTGAATCTTTGATAGTTTTTCGCCTAATTCTAATTTTTCCATTGTTAAGATTTTTTAAGTGTGTAATTAAATTGATTCATAAATTGATAATAGTGATTCATTCCGTTGGATACTATTTCTGCATCAATAACCTCGATGTTGTTTAATAGTCTTTCGTTTTCATCCATTAGCCTTGTGTTCTCGGCTCTTAATGCTTCGTTTGATTGGCTCAAATAGTTTACCAATTCTTTTGTACTCCAGCTTTCGTTAATTCTGCTCATTGTTTTTGTTTTTAGTGATTAAATATTGATTAAAGTTCTGACGATAAAATAGGTTGCTATTAACAGCCCGATTTTGATTTGTGTTTTTGCTTTCATAAATTAGTTGTTTAAGTATTGTCTTCCTAAATTAATAGCATCGTATTGTCTTGCGAAGTTTGTTCTGTTTAATCTTAAACCTTCTTTTGTAACTGGGTAAAAGAAAATTCTTTTTGTTCCTGCTTTTTGAATTTTTACAATTACGATTGTTTTGTTGTTTTTTGTAAGTGTCATAATGTTTTGTTTTAGTGATTTTGTTATTATTATGGTACAAAGATATAAACAAATTTTTAATAACCAAATAAAAAGTGAATTATTTTTAAAAAAAAATCCTCAACATTTCTGCGGAGGATCTTTCGGGTTCACTAAAACCATTTAAAAACACAATATTTATGATAAGCAAATATACTACTTTATTTGTTTAACTAAATAAAATTTGATTTCTTTTTAAAATAGCATCTTCAATTTTTTTAAATGTTCCAAATGTTTTTTTTATTCCATCAATTCTCATTCTAACAATATATGAAGAATTATTTTTATAAATATTAAAATGTCCAGATTTAGATGTTTTATCTTTATATGAATTTTGTCTTTGTGTGATTAATTGTAGATTTTCTAATTTATTATTTTTTTTATCATTATCAATATGGTCAATAACTATATGCCTTCCTTTTAATTCTATATCATTAAAGTTTTCATATACTAATTTATGAATCATTATAGTTTTAATTTTATTATTTTTACATAAATTAACGTGTTTATATCCACTGTTACAAAAACCATATTTTAATATTTTTGGTTTATTTTTAAAACTAATTACATTTCCATAATTGCTAATTTGGTAATCACCATCATAATTTTTAACATCAATATATATTTCCATAAATAAAAACCCACATATCAAAAGGTCGTCGTCTTTATCAATGTGGGAATTTGTATAAATTTTTATTTGTAGCGACGACTCTACTAATGCAAAGATAAACTATTTTTTCATTTGTTTAACTAATATATCATATTTTAATTTTTTTGAAATTAATTCTGCCTTAGTGAATTTGTAATCTCTTTTAATGTCTGATTCGCTTTCTAATTGCTCTACAAACTCAATTCCATAACGTTTAATCAATCCTTTTCTATATTCTAATAAATTACCAGCAAGAAACTTATTACAGTGTGTATTGCATTGTTTATGGCAATTCCTTTCATCAAACATTAATCCTGAATATTTCCCTGCAGAAAAGTAATGACCTCCAGCCCAATCGGTCGTTTTCATATTTCCGCAACTAATGCAGGGTTGTTTATCATCACGCATTCTAACCCACTTTTGAAAGGCTTTCTTTGCTTCTGCTTCATATTGTCCCAGCGTTTTAAGTTTATCCTTTAAAATGGCTTTTTCTGCTCGCCATTCTTTTTGCTCTTTCTCTTTCTGTTTATTTTTTGCAAGTTGAATAGCACATTTATAATCGCAGGTTTGTTGGTTGAACCTTTCTAGTACAAATTTTTGACTGCAAACTTTACATTTCTTCAACTTGATTTCTTTCATTACATTTTATCGTTAAATTCGTGTCTTACTATACTGTCAATCTTTTTAGTCATATTGTGAAAGTATGTGCTCTTTTGAACTGTGTAGGTATTTGCTACGTCGTCATTTAAAGCTTCGCATAATCCAATTAAATCGGCTTTAAACTTTACCATTTTAGCGGATGTTGGTTTAAGTTCGTCAAGGCTTTCTAATAGTAGCTGACTAATGCAGTATAGTTTGTGAATTTCGGTGTTTTTCTTTTTGCTCATTGTGTTTTAGTTTTTAGTTGTTTTTTTTATTTTTAATCATAGCTTCGCTTTTATGCTACATTAGGACCAGAACCCTAAATTAACATTGATTAATTCCCTATTCAATTAATAAAGCAATATCTACACTTTCCTGCTACGCCAATTTCTTATTTACTTCTCCTTTCGGAATGGCTTTTTAGTTCAGTTGTATTTTAACCTTTCGGAATGTAGCACCCGTTAACAAGCTAAGTTAGAGCGGGATTTTTTATTTACAACCGTTAGATATTACCTTTTGCATTACTGCACCGCCTACCCTCAAATCACTTCAACGTACGGAGTTTGTTTTTAAAGTTCAAACGGATACAACTTATTAGAATTTCTTATAAATAAAAAACCCCATCAAGAGGGTGCGAGTCCTGATAGGGTATTTAGGTTATTAATTAAGGCAACCTAAATCAATAGGTTGCACCCTAATTGATGCACCAAATATATAAACTATTTTTTAATTACAAATACTTTTTTTCAATTTATTTTTAAAAATAATTACAAACGCATTTAAAGGCTGTTTAACAAACGATAAAATATAAACTATATCAATATACCAAAAATACATTATCATTCTTTAAAACAACTAAAAAGGCTAT